TATCCTTTCGCTTTCGGGGTGGCCGTGTCCTTGGCCTCGCGGGCCTCGCGGGCCGCCACGCCTTCCCGTGTCCACGGGGCGACGTAGTAGTTGGGCCTCGGGTCGGCAATCGGCGGCTCCGTCGTGCCCGGCTGCCGATACATCTCACCCTGCGCGGGCGAGTCGCTGAAGCCTTCCTTCGTCCACGTCTGCTCCTCGGCCGCATTGGCCGCCGTGGTCGTCCGGCCGTCCTCGTGGTAGAGCGTCTTCGGGTAGGCCAGCACCGCCGGGGTCGTGGCCGCCTTCGGCCCGCGCTTCGGGGTGTCCTTCTCGTCCTTGTCGTCCTTGATGGCGTTCGTCATGTCCAACCTCGTAAAAGGGAGATGCCGGGGTCGTTACCTGACGACCCCGGCCCGATGAAAGACCGACTACGCCGGAGGGGGCGAGCCGCCGCCGAAGGCCACCCAGCGTTCGTTGCAGGCAATCGCCGTGAACGCCGCCGAGGCCGGAGCCGCCGGGAACGTAACGACGTCGCTCGCGACCACCCCGCCGAAGCCGCCGGCATAGGTCACCGTATGGGCGGCCGGGCTGATGTTGGCGACGGTCAGGATGTCGCCGTCCTGATCCTTGCCCGGGTTGGCGAGGGTCATCGCCAGCACCGTGGTGCCGGTCAACATGCAGAACAGGTCAGTGCCCGGCTTCGGGAGGGGCACCGGCCCCGCGATGCCGACACTCTTGATTTCCCTGACCCGGTTGGCCGGCGCGTTGACGGCCACGGGTGACTGCGCGGGCGGGGTGGCGAAGTCAGCGGCCGTGCCGATGACGACGGCCGCGCCGAGCGCGTGTTCTGCGCCGGCCGAGCCGTTCCGACCCCGCAGGACGGGAACGAGGGTGGTCGCCTGCCCGACCTTGTAGGCCGTGGTGACCTGCAGCCACTCGGCGTCGATGAGGATGCCCATGCCCTCCATCAGGCCGGCGGTGTTCACGAGCGAGATGGTGGTGTCGTTGACGGTCGCTGCCGCCGCGAGCGTGGTGCGAATGAGAGCCATTGCTTCCTGTCTCCTTAGCCCCAGACGCGGGCCGCGAGCCGCGCCTGCAATGTGGCCGCACCGATCAGGATGTCGAGCCGGGTTGGGTTCTGGTCGGAGCCAATTTGATACTGCTCGACCATGCGAACCGAGAAGCCGTATTGCTTGCTGCGAGCCACCGAGGACTTCGCGCCGGCACCGGGCTTGATGAGGTCAGCCATGACGAACGCGAAGGCGTCCGGGTGGAAGACGAACGACTGCGGGCTGCTGGTCGCCACGAGGACACCGCCGACCGCCGACGATGCGCCAAGCACCGCGATGGACGCGCCGGCTGACGGAGCCGCGTTGACGGTCTGCATCTGGCTCGGGCCGAGGATGATCGGGGGCGCGATGTTGAGGGTCATCAGGCCAGCAGCCTCGGTCGCATCCGCCGTCAGCACGAACTGCTGGAGCCGGCCGACGTCGTTGTAGCTCTGGGGGTTGACCTGCGTGACGCCCGCGACGGTGAAGACGTCGCCCTTCTTGAGCTTGGCACCGGCTGCCCAGCCCGAGGTGTTCAGCACCGTGCCGGTCTGGCCCGCGCCGACCACAATCGGGGTCGAGGCCGCGAAGCTGCCGGTCGTATGCACCGGGCGGTTCTGATCCTGATACCACTCCTCGATGCCCAACTGCCGCCGGCCAAACATGCCCTCGCGGTAGTTCTCGCTCTGGATGGCCGAGGGGTTGAACATCGTCGCGGCCGTGCCGGCCATGGTCGCCATCGCCAAGGTGTCCAAGACCGCCACGCGGCCGGTCAGCGGAGCCGCGCTATCGGTCAGCTTGACGCCTGCGTTCAGGAAGGTCTGGATGGCCGAGGGGGTGACGCCGGGGATGCCGACTGACTGGTAGACGTCCTTGTAGACCGCCTGAATCGCCAAGACGTCGGCGACGTTTGCCAGCGCGTCTGCGCCGGGCTGCACGAAGCGGGTGCGGACGTTGTCGAGTTCCGTTGTCTCTTCGGCGCTCGACCACGAGAAGGCGACGTGCTTCTGGTTGGTCAAGCTGATCGGCACCGTATTGTCGTAGATGGCCTGAATCTGCATGGCCTGACCATCGGCGGCATAGAAGCGTTGGGGGAGTCGTGCCTGCACCGTGTTCCCGACCTTCGCGCCATTCTGGACATACGCACCGTCGTAGGTGCGGTTGACGTTGGCGAGGAACACGAGCGAGTTGACGAATCCCCGGGCAACCTCGGTCGTCACCCATTTGGAGTTCGCAATAGTATTCACGGGCTGCTCCTGCGCGGATTATCCGCGCTGGTCGTCAGAGCCGGGTGCCATACGTCCGGCGCGGATTGAGGCCACGTTTCCGAAGCTGCTCGTCCCGCTTGTTCATGCGGGCAATATGCTCGTCCACGTCTACCTCGTCGCCGGGGATGTCATTCCCGTCTGACTGGCGGCTCGACACGTTCCCCACTGGCTTAATGGGGGCGGGAGCCTTGCTATGTTGGGCGACGGGAGGGGGCGAGCCAGAGTGAGCGCCTTCCAACCGTGCTTCTAACTTCTTCATCTCGCCGTAGGCCAACACCGGATGCAGCGCCGCTATGCGGTCGATTTCGTGGGAATTGCGAGCCAAGTAGAGCAACATCTGCGGCCCCTGTTCAGAGTCCTTGACGGCGTCTACCATTGGCGCGGTCAGCAGGAGGTCTTCCCGGTTAATCTCCTGCTCAAACGTCGGGTTCACTTTCGCGAACGCCTGATACCGTGTCGAATAGCCTTCCTGTCGCTTCGCTTCCCAGTTCGCTCGATGGGACGCCTGTGCCCGCTGCTGCTCGACGTATTTGTCGCGCCGCAACTCGACGCGGGCCGCCCAGCCGGTCAGCGCCCGCTGGAACTGCGTGTAGTCCTGAAACGCGCCTTCCTGCGGCTCCGGGTCACGCGGGTCATACCCCGGGTCGCGGCCATCGGGGGCCGGCGGCCGGGTGTCTGTCTCGCCACGAGCCGACCGCTCTTTCTGGCTCCGAAGCGCCTCGATTTCCCGCTGTAACTCGGCCCGCTCGGCGCGGCCCCGCTCCGTCTCGCGAGTCACCTCGCCCCGTTCCCGCACGAGGGCGTTAATCTGCTCTTGGATGGTCTGCTTGCGACCTTCCAGCCCTTTCTTGCGGGTTGCCAGTTCCTTGCCGGCCTGACTGGCCTTGTCCTGCTCGTCCTCGTCGTCCGGTTCGTCCGGTAGCTCCGGCAGTTCCGGGAGCGTGTCAGGGGCTGGCTCGTCGGCCGGCTCCCTGACGGGCGGCGTTGGCTCCGGCGTCGGCGTCGGCTCCTGTATCGGGGCACCCTCGCCGTAATCCGTCGTCTCGACCGCCGCGTTGTCCGGCATCACCGGATTGATTGCCATTCGTGCCTTTCGCTACGTCTGTGACAACACCGCAGGGCACCACCCACTGTCCCGGCCGCTCACGCCCGCTGGAGAGAAACGGTATGCCCCCCCGATGGCACGGGGGGCCGCTTGGTCAACGGGGAGCAACGCTTCAGAGGCGGTGCCCTACGGTATCGAAGCCTCGGCACGGCCGTAGACCCGCGCCGGGGGCAGTTTTGCAAGGTGTGCGCGTTCTGTCTAGCCCTCTTCTGGCTTTTCCACGGCCGCCGCCCGGTCAGCGTCGGCCTGCTCGGCCTCGTGGAGCCGGCCGGCCTCCGCTTCACCGCTCTGGAACTGGCGGTCAGCTTCCGCCTCGCCGCTCTCGTGCTGCCGGCCGGCTTCGCTCTCGGCCATCTCGGTCTGGCCTTCGACGGCGGTCAGCGCCTGTTCGTGTGACTGGGTCGCGCCGAGCGTCTCCATGTTGGCGGCGTGGGCCGCTGCCGCGAGGTCGGTCGTCATGGCGTGTTCGACGTAGGCGAGGCCCAGTTCGTGTTTCTGCTGGTCGTCCTGCAGCGCCTTCTTGCCGGTGTAGTCCAGTTGCGCCTTCCGCTCGGCGGTGCGCTCTTCCATCATCATTTCGAGTTGGGCGATCTGCACCTTGATGGAGGCGTCGATTTCGGCCAGCTTCATCTCGGCCTCCAGCTTCATCTGCTCCAGCCGCATATTGGCCTCGGCCTTCCCCTGCTCGATCTGCACCTTGCCCATCGTCTCGACCTGTTTCGTCTCCAGCGCCTTGGTGGCCTCGCCGAAGGCCTGCTTGAGTTTTTCGAACTCCTGCTGGATCTGCCCGAGCTTGGCTTGCGCCGTTTCGAGGTCGTCGTGGCCCTCGTCGGCGATGCCGGGCGGCAGCATCTTCTTCATGCGCTTGGCGATTTCGTCGTGGCCGGGGAAGTCGCGGAACCGGAAGTAAATATCGCCGATGAACTTGAGCATTTCCGGCGCGGCCTCGATGACCCGGCCGATTTCGTCGCTGCCCTCCCTCAGGCGGCTCTCGTAATTCTTGCCGACGCTGACGACGGCGCTGTAGCTGCCCTTGGCGAGGTCGAAGGTCTTGGTGCCCTTGGGGGCCATCCCCTGTTCGACCATCTCGGGTGGCACCGCCTGCGGCCGGCCGTCCGGGCCTTTCACGAACGGCTGGTTGAGCATGACCTCGTGCGGCTTGTCGTCGTTCTGGCCGAGGCACTGGGCGACCCGGCCGGGCCGGTCGTAGTAGTGCGGGATGAGGTCGAGCAGCACCCGCGCCTCGTGCGGCATGGTGATGACCGCGAGATTATCCAGAAAGT